AATTTTGACACACAAGTGGGAGACGGTGACTTCATTATCGATGAAGCAACAGCATCTACAAGGGGGGTAAGCCCACAAGGAAACTCAACAAACGAATCCTATAGAAACTTTCAACTTCTCTTTAGAGAACTAATGAGTGTCCCCCTACCCGTAACATTTGCATCCCAAGAAGACCTATTCAAAAAAATTATCGATGACCAATTCTCTAAGTCAATTAGTGAGATTCAAAATCTTATGGAATTTGATGTTGCACTTAGAATTGGTAACCCAACGCAATACAAAAGAAGAGAAACCGATTCTTATCTGACATACATCACAGGAAATAACATTGTCGTTGACCCCATCCCGTTTCAACCTTATGTCAACGGGTCTTTAGCCACCGTGGGGGGTACAACAACATTAATTCAGTTGCAGATTGATAATCCCTCGGCGTGGATTGCTTTGAGGGAAAATGTTGGGTTCTCACAGATTCCTGAATTACAATACACAAATGGGGGGTCATACCTAACGGATTTCTTTGTTGATAACAACATTGCTTTTACACAACAAAATGTTGAGTTCTTAGCTCCGTTGATTAAGATGTATGCCACACAAAAACTCGACGACCCATCGATTACCAGTACAAGTTTTGAGCAATCAGTTCAAAATTATCTATCGGTAAATTTGAGTTTTCAAAACACCGCACTAAATAATACTTTGACTTTGGTAAGAAGAGAATTACCAAATATTACTGAACTCCCTGAGAGAACAATTCAATCTAAGTTTGATTCTAAACAAAGCAAGGTTGAGTTATACGAGACTTTTAAAGCACTCAACGATAAATGGATTGCGGGTTCAGATTTCACAAACCAAACTTTGTTTGAGGACATTTTGTTCTTAGATAGGGCCTCACGAAATGTGGGTGATAAGATTATCTTGGATATTTTTAATTTACAGAAATTAGTAAACCCTGACAATCTCAATTACAACATGAGTGTGTTTGTGTTTATTAGTGGTATACTCACTGAAAACCACTTCTCGGTAATGCCAATGCCGGCATATGTAAATTTTTACAATGTACAAGAAGTATCTGCCACCGCACAACCGAACATAGAACCTGGACGCGATTTCGCAAATAGTATGTGGGGTACCTTCTTGAATGTAGATTACAGAAACTCAGGACCAAAACTGGTTTGTTTCTACACCGAAAGACCTTCGACTTACTTAGACATGCAGAGTGAAAACAAAAACTATATGTTTAGAAGTGATGCTTTTGATTTAAGAGAATCACAGTTGAATCCTTTAATCGAGGACCAAACAAACAAAACTGATTGGGCGTTATCTAACAGGGTTGTAGGATTTAATGTTGATATTGGAACAAGAAATCAAAATGTATTTTACTCATTTAGTATTTCTCAAAATGGGGGTAAAGCAACTTCTGAATCAATTCAACAAATCAATTTGATGTCGGCAAGTGCTGCGGGAAGGACCACCGCAACTCAAAATGTTTCATTGTATAACATATACAAGAATATGAGTTACGAGTGTGAAGTCATCTCTTTTGGTAATGCTCTTATTCAACCAACGATGTATTTTAACTTAAGACATGTACCCCTATTCAATGGGTCTTATATGATTACAGATGTTCAACATACGATTGCTCCAGGTACCTTCCAAACAAAGTTTAATGGTGTCAGACAAAGTATTTTTACATTGCCTGTCCTTGATGGGTATCTACAGAGTATTAACAAGAACTTGGTTACTAAACTACTTAAGAATGTAAAACAACAAAAAGATACTCCAAGGGGGACAACTACAACCACCACTCAAGGTAACAACGCAAACCTATCAACGGATACTCGTACAAGTGTTGATACTCAAAATTCTTGTGTGTCTAAGGTTCTTGAGGAACCATACTTGAATACTTTAGGTTATGAATCAATCGCTGGTGTTAGTACCTCACTAAACACCGCAGGGTTTGTTTCGTTATTGAATCAATCAACTGACGATGAGGATATCAAGTTTGTAATTTTTGTTCTGTCCTTTGCCTCAACAGGTGTTGATAATAAGTTTGTATCATCGAATAACAACTATGGTAAGATAACACTTAACTACGATTATGGGGCAACTGCAGACAGATACTTCTTGAGAACTTACGCTTGTAGAAGGATGAAAACCGAAAACACTACAGAAGTTTCTATGCCTTTTGCGGTGTTTGATTCTGCCCTTGGTTACATTAATTTTGTTAGAGATAGAGTAACAAATTCGTTGGGTGAAATCAGACAAAAAAGTATAGAAACATATTTCTTACAGAATTGGCCATATCCGAGAGGTACCTCACAAACACAAAATACCACACTACAACTTAATCTAATTACTGCGGTAAATTTGGCAAAACAACTTGGTCTTACAACCACAATTCAAGTATTCACACCAATAATAACACCCACACCAGCACCGAATAACATAAATGTAATTAATACAGTTACCCCCACTTGTACCTAAAAAGTGATTATTCTTATTGGTTGTATATTTATTAAGAAAAAGAATTATGGATATTAATTCAATGTTGAACCAGTATTTGGGCAAACAAACCAGAATCTCACAAAAAGATAATGGTGATGGTACCAAACAAGTTTGTGACTTAGACACTGGAGATTGCTATACCGTCAGAGAAAGAGATGGTCTTATAGAAAGAGCCGGTCACGATGTAACTCTCAATCGTAGAGTTCGTGTAGAAACACCAAACGGAATTAAACAGTTATTAAACGGATAATCCTATGGCTATCGACAAAAAAATATTAAAAGAAATTCAAAGACATCATAGAATCAATAACTATATTTCCGAGCAAGCGGCTGGAAATATTGTACCAGGTTTAGAAGGACCCACAGAACCTGAAGATAATTTGGCTGCGGCAAACCCTGAAGTGGCTCCAACAGGAACACCTGAAAAGATTGATTTAGCAACTGATACTGAAGTAAAAAAGATTGATAACGAAGGTGGTACCACCGAGGAAACTGGAACTCAAGAATTAGATGTTACCGAATTGGTAAGTGCTCAGAAAAATATTGAAAACAAACAAGAAGAATATTTCGAAAATTTATTTGGATATCTACAAAATTTGGAGTCAAAACTATCTGACATGGATAACTTGGTAAATAAGTTAAATGACATTGAGGCAAAACTTGAGAAATTTAGACCGAAATCCGCAGAAGAAAAATTAGACCTTAGAACTATTGATTCAGGGCCATTTAACAAAAAACTTTCAGATTTCTTTGACGACAAGAAAGAAGATTGGGAAAAATCGGGAAAACACGAGTATATCTTAACAAGTGACGAAGTTGAGGATATCAGTCCCGCAGAAATTAAGAAGACATTCGGTTTGAACCAACAAAATCAATTACCATATAAGTTTTGATTTTTGAAAAAGATTACTATTATTAGGGTTGTGGAAACACAACCTTTTTTATTTTATTTGACTATTAAACTATGATTTTATATCTTTCTAACACTAACCTAAATTAATTTTTTTTATGAGTTCATTAGACGCAGTACTTGCACAATACGAAAAGGCCCAACAAAACAGTAATGTTGGCCAAGGAAAAATGTCTCAGGATGAGAGAATGAAGAAATACTTCGCTCTCATTTTGGACGATAAATCGAATTCAGGAACACGCCGTGTCCGAATTCTTCCAACACAAGATGGTGGTTCACCCTTTAAAGAGGCGTGGTATCACGAGATTCAAGTGGGTGGTAAATGGCAAAAGTTTTACGACCCAGGCAAAAATGACAATGAGCGTTCACCTTTAAATGAGGTTTACGAAGAACTTATGTCAACAGGACGGGACTCTGATAAGGAGTTGGCTAAACAATACAAATCACGAAAGTTTTATATTGTAAAAGTTATCGACCGTGACCACGAAGAAGACGGCGTAAAGTTTTGGAGATTCAAGCACAATTATAAAAATGAAGGTATCCTCGACAAGATTATTCCTATTTGGCGTAATAAGGGTGATATTACAGACCCTGAAAAAGGTCGTGACCTCATCATTGAACTCACCAAACAAAAAACCCCAAAGGGTGCCGCATACACAACTGTTTCAACAATTATGTACGACGACCCACAAGCTATCCACGAAGACAAGACAACTATGGACACATGGGTTAATGACGAATTAACTTGGCTTGATGTCTATTCTAAGAAACCAGTCGAATACTTGGAGGCAATTGCTGGTGGCAAAGTTCCGCGTTGGGATTCTGACAAGGGTGGTTATGTTTATGGTTCTGATGACGAAGCGACCGAATCATTCGGTGGTTTGTCAAATAGTAGTTCTAACTACACAGACCCGCAAGCTAACGCGACTCCTGATGAAGATTTACCATTTTAATTTAAGTTAGTTGGGTGGGGGAAACCCCACCTTTTTAATTCTTAAGAATATGACAAAAGAAACAAGACAAAAAACAATCGATGGTCTCAAAAAAAAGTATGAGGCTCAAATCTTGGAGGCAGAAGCAACTCTAATGATTTATCTTGAAAATGCTGCCGGTATTGGTGAACACCCACAAATTTTGGAAGAAATGGACAATATGGTGGAAAAGTTGGCAAATGCAAGTGACAAGCTTCAAGTATTAACAGAATTTTGGAAATATAATGGCAATAAAGAAAACAACTGATTTTTCCTCTTTTAAGAAGAAATACTCTACTTCGGCAAAATACAAACCTCAAAGATTTTTTGATTTAGGTCCTGACTTTTTGGACGCGAGTGGTCTTCCGGGTCCTGCGATTGGACATATTAATATGTTCTTAGGTCACTCAGATACAGGGAAAACAACTGCATTAGTTAAGACTGCCGTAGATTCACAAAAAAAGGAAATCCTTCCTGTCTTTATTATTACTGAACAGAAATGGAGTTTTGAACATGCTCGTCTTATGGGACTTCAATGTGAAGAAGTTGTTGATGAAACAACTGGAGAAATAGATTGGGATGGTTTTTTTATTTTCAATAATGGTTTTAATTATATTGAGGAAATTACTGATTATATTAATTCCTTACTCGACGCACAGGAAAAGGGTGAATTGGAATATAATTTACTATTTTTATGGGACTCAGTTGGTTCAGTTCCTTGTAAGATGACTTACGAAGGTCGAGGTGGAAAAATGCAGAATGCTGGTGTATTAGCCGATAAAATTGGAATGGGTATTAACCAGCGTATTTCAGGAAGTCGGAAGTCTGAATCAAAGTTCGAAAATACTTTAGTTATAATTAATCAACCATGGGTAAGTCTTCCAGACAATCCATTTGGTCAACCTAAAATTAAAAGTAAGGGTGGTGAGGCAATTTGGTTAAATTCTTCTTTGGTGTTTTTATTTGGTAATCAAAAAGAATCGGGAACAAACAAAATTACGGCTACCAAAGATAAGAGAAGTGTCAAGTTTGCCATTAGAACCAAAGTATCTGTAATGAAAAATCACATTAATGGTTTGGGTTATGAGGATGGTAAAATAATTGTAACGCCACACGGGTTTTTAGCGGGTAAAGAAGCTGCAGAGGAAAAGACCTCTATTGAAAAGTATAAGACAGAACATGCAGAATATTGGAAAGAAATTATTGGTACAGACG